GTGATGAACCAGAAGACGGGGTGAAACATGGGCAAGATCAAGCAACTTCCTCCGGCCAAGCAGGCATACCCGCAAGGCCCGGTCAACCCGCGTGACCTGTGCATGGTGGTGGGCAACATCTCCAAGGAGTCCGCTCCGCCTGCCAAGACCACGGGGATCAAGCAGCGCGGGTCCGGTGCAGCTACGCGGGGCTTCATGTCTCGCGGGCCGATGGCGTAAAACATGAACTACACTGAGTTGAAGACCGCTGTTGAGGATGCCACTGAGAATACGTTCTCAGCGACAGACTTTGCCACGCTCACGCAGTTGGCAGAGCAGCGCATCTACAACTCGGTGCAGCTTCCTGCGCTTCGCAAGAACGTCACGGGCACGCTGACCAGCGGGAATCAGTACCTCTCGGCACCGACAGATTTCTTGTCTGTGTTCAGCATCGCAGTCATTGATGGGTCTGGAAACTACGAGTATCTTTTAAACAAGGATGTGAACTTCATCCGCTCGGCGTTCCCGAACCCCAGCACGACCGGAACTCCAAAGTACTACGCCCTGTTTGGCCCTGACTCGTCAAATTTAACGGAGTTGACCTTCATCCTCGGTCCTACTCCTTCTGCTGGGTTGACGGCAGAACTGCACTACTTCTACTACCCGGTGAGCATCGTGACTGCGGGTACGTCTTGGCTGGGTGACAACTTTGACTCCGCGCTGTTCAACGCGGTGATGGTCGAAGCGGCTCGATTCATGAAGCAAGAGCAAGACATCGTGCAGATGATGGACAAGGAATACGCCCAGTCGCTGGTTCTGCTGAAGAACCTTGGCGATGGCAAGCAGCGACAGGATGCGTATCGCAGCGGCCAAGTCAGAACAAAGGTGGTCTAAATGGCCCTGGTGCAGACGATGTGTTCTTCGTTCAAGCGGGAGTCATGGCTGGCTATCCACGACTTGGACACTGATGTGTTGAAGATGGCGCTCTATATGAGCGATGCCTCCCTTGGCGCGGACACTACGGTCTACACGGTCACAGGTGAAGTTGTGGGTACAGGCTACACCGCAGGCGGTGAAGTGCTTGTGAATGTTCAGGTGTTGCTCTCTGGCACAACGGCCTACGTCACGTTTGACAACCCTGCATGGGCTGGCGCAGGCTTTACGGCCCGTGGTGCGCTGATCTACAACACATCCAAAGCCAACCGCGCTATTGCCGTGCTAGATTTTGGCTCGGACAAAACAGCCAACCCTTTCATTGTGCAACTGCCAGCACCTTCAGCCACCACGGCGCTTCTTCGGTTTAGTTAAGGAACGACCATGTCCAACGAAAACGCAAAGTCCCAAGACCTTGTGGCAAGTGCCCTGTCTACCGCCAAACGCGCTACGGATGCCGCCAAGGCTGGCGGTGTATACCGCATGGAGTGCGTCGGCGCTGACGGTCAAGTCAAGTGGGTTGCCGAATGCCCGAACCTTGTGGTGAACGTCGGCCTGCAAGACATGAACGCCAAGTACTTCAGTGGCAGTGCTTACACCGCTACGTGGTTCATTGGCCTGTATGGCGCAGGCGCGTCGAACACGCCTGCTGCAGGCGATACCGCTGCTTCCCACGCGGGCTGGACTGAGGTGGTCCCTTACAGCAACGCCACTCGCCCCACGGCGACCTTTGGCACGGCAACCACGGCAGACCCCTCAGTCATCAGCAACTCCGCATCTCCTGCGGCGTTTACCATCAACGCTACGGCCACGGTTGGTGGGGCTTTCCTGATCAGCAACAGCACGAAGAGCGGCACCACGGGGATTTTGTTCTCGGCGTCGGACTTCCAGTCTCCAGGGGACCGTGCAGTGGTTTCTGGTGACACACTGAACGTCACGTACACGTTCAACCTCGATGCTGTTTAAGGAGTAGAACATGGCTTTCAAAAAAGGTGACGTTGTAGCGCTCAAGGCGGTTGTGCCCACGGGGCCGATCCTGTCGATGCGCATGAACGAAGACGGTGAGGTTTCCTGCCTCGTTGAGTGGCAAGATCTGGAAGGCGATACCCAGCAGCGTTGGTTCAAGGCCGACGAATTGCAAGCGGTGGAGTCCTGATGAATGTCCAATGGGGGCTGGGGCTCTGGCTCCTGGGGGCAGGTTGGCTGGGGACTGTCGGTATTTGATACCGCCGTTTCCGAGACTGCAAACGCCTCTGATACCGTCTCAAGAACAGGGACGTTAAATTCAGCAGTTTCTGAGACTGCTACTGCCACTGACACGATCAGTTCGCTACGCACATTACCTGCCGCAGTCTCAGAAACAGCCACTGCACTAGACACGGTTAGTGCGACAGAGACGCTACCTGCGGCGGTCTCTGAGTCTTCTACAGCCGCCGATACGGCCAACACCCAACAAGTCTTCGACGCACAGATTGGTGCGGCGGGCTGGGGCATTGGCGGCTGGGGTGATTACGGTTGGGGCGGGCTCAACGATACGGGCGCTACAGCAGCGGATGTAGTGGTAGGTGGGCTGGCGTTTGCTGCCGCTGTTTCTGAAACAACTACCGTTGTAGACGCATCCGCCGCTAGACTCACATTTGGTAGTTCCATTGCAGAGAACGTCACTGCATTGGATTTAGTGTCCGCAAGCGCCGTATTTGGTGCGATCACTTCAGAAACCGCAACTGCTCTGGATAGTGCCAGTTCTGCTCAGACGTTCATTACTGCGGTTTCTGAAACGGCCACGGCGCTTGATTCTGTCAATCAAGGGCAGATATTCACGAACACCGTAAGCGAGACAGCAGCAGCGGCAGACGCGGTCAGCGCAACAAGAAGTCTTGCAGCTTCCAGCAACGAAAACGCAACTGCGCTAGATACGGTTGCTACCTCGGTTGTTCTGCTCTCCACCATAGTGGAAATAGGCACGGCGCAAGATGTCGTAACAAACATTGCGGTCATGTACGCCGATGTTTCCGAAGCTACACAAGCAGAAGATCTTTACACGGCAGGCCGTCTGTTCCTTGCAGACTTGATAGAGCAGGTAAGCGCGCTTGATGCGTTTTTTGCTCGGCTGCGGTGGCAAGTCATTGTTGATACGCAGAGCCCAGACTGGCAGGACATCACAGACCAACAGGGCGCTGGCTGGCAGGTTATTCCCGACGCGCAGACTCCTGTGTGGCAAGCGGTTTCAACGGTTCCTAGTGCCACATGGAGCCCTGTTGCTACAGCACAGCCTAGTGGGTGGACACCAGTGGGAACCGCACAGTCAAGTGGGTGGCAACCAGCGCCCTCGTCGCCGGGGCAGACATGGCAAAATACCCCAGCCGCTCCGGCCACGTTGTGGCCCGCAGTCAATAACACAACGCTTGACCTTTGGCAAGCGGTAGGCGATGATCCCGCTACTGTCTGGGACGATGTGAACACCGCCGACCCCACTGCCTGGGTTGATGTGGATACCAGCAACTAACTGAGGTTCAAATGCCTTCATACACCACAAGCCTTCGACTGGTTCAGCCTAGCACTGGAGAGTTTCCGGGAACCTGGGGCACGGAGGTCAACACCGGCCTGACGGCGCTGGTAGACGCTTCCATTGCGGGAACCTCCAGCATCACGATGACGGCGGCAAATTTCACGCTGACCACAGCCAACGGCGCATCGGATCAGTCACGGGCCATGTTCCTCGTGCTTGGCGGGACTCCGGGAGCTTCGTACGCAGTCATTGTCCCTTCGGTCAGCAAGCTGTACTTTGTGACCAACAACACGGGGTTTGCTCAGACGGTCAGAACTTCTGGCACGGGGATCTCGGTTCCCAACGGGGCTTCCATGACACTGCGGTGCGACGGCACGAACGTAGTGGTGGCGGAGAACTACTTCTTGTTTACGTCAGGATCTGCGGCGCTTCCTTCTGTCGCAATTAGTGGTGACGCGGATACAGGCATGTGGTCCCCTGCGGCCAACACGCTGGCGTGGAGCAACAACGGCGCTGAAACGATGCGCCTCGACTCCTCTGGCAACCTCGGCCTGGGGGTGACGCCGAGTGCTTGGGTAGGGGACAAATCCTACCAAGTCAACTGGGGTTCTATCTCCAGTGGCTACGATTACGGCGTCAACTTGAATAGTGTTGCATATCGAAGCAACACAACGTGGTACTACCAAGTAACTGGCCAAGCGCCCGCTAGATACGAACAGCTTGGCGGCAACCATCGCTGGTTCAGCGCCCCCTCAGGCACCGCAGGGGGCGCCATCAGCTTCACGAATACTATGACTT